CAACGCCGCCTTGCACGGAAGAGGGCTGTGAGTATTTCTGGGACATGAACGAAAAATAGTGCCCTGTTACGATCTATGTCTCGACGCCCTTTCGATGCCTTCTCTCGTCCGCTACGAACCCAATCGGCTTCAGATCAACAACCGTCGTTACTATTGCTTGCAAAATTTTCCAAATGCCCCAGAAGGCATTGTTTTGCCCTCTGTGACAACTATTGCGAGCGCGTGTTCGCCGCCTGGCAAGATTGCAGCGCTCATGAACTGGCGCAAGAAAGTAGGCAATGAAGAAGCCAATCGTCGTACACGCTCTGCTGTAGAACGTGGCAATTGGCTTCATGGTGTGCTAGAGGATTTCTGGAACGGCGAGGACATCAACTGTCATCTTGACTCCCATCCATTGTTCGTTCCTTATTTTGACAGCATTGCTAGCTTCCTGACTGGCGTAGCCAGCCCTCTGTTGGTGGAAAGTGCCATCGCTTGGTATTGTCCCTCCACTGAAACTGGCTATTCAGGCACCTTCGATATGTTGGCCACCATGGCCAATGGCAACACGGCGCTGCTCGATTGGAAGACAAGCTACAAGCAAAAGCCTGACACGCAGCTAGGCGACTATCGCATGCAGCTCGGAGCTTATTCCCAAGCCATTGAACAAATGTACGGCATTGAAATCAATGAAGCGCATTGCGCTATTGCTATTTACGATCCTGATACGGGCGAAGGGCAAGAAGCACAAATTGTCAGTCTTGACGGCACTGACCTTGTTATGCAGGCAGGGATCATGGCTCAAAAGACTCAACAGTATTTCCTTGAGCACTACCCAGGCGGACGCCCCTTAACCATTTCTATGGATAGGGGAGCTTGACTCCTCGTCTGCACCAGCTATGCTTCTAGAGCCCCTCCAGGGCCGACCAATCTCCTTCTGAGGAACACTACATGCCCTCTGGCAATCTCCCCGTTTTTAGCGGCACTGTCGATCTCACCCCCGACATTCTGAATGCAGCCAAAAAGGCTGGTCCCAATGCACAAGGAAACTACAGCTTCCGCGTGGCACTGTGGAACAACGACAAGCGTGACAAGGACACTGCCCCCCATTTCAAGGGACAAGTGACTGTCAACAAGATGGAGAATAGCCCTAAGGCTTATTCTTCCTTCTGGCAAAACGGCGAAGCCGCAATGGCTTCATCTTCGTCTAGCGACGATTTGTTCTGACGCCTTCTTCCATCGTTGTTTCTTGGGGGCGGCAACGCCCCTTTTCTTTCATGCTTCTCAACGACAAGCAAATTAGCATTCTCGCTGAAAACGACATCATCTTTCCTTTCACTGGAGAGAAGCGTCGCGAGCTGGACAATGGCACGAAAGCATTGTCTTATGGCCTGTCTCATGCTGGATACGACCTGCGCCTTTCCCCGGAAGGTTTTATGGTCATCGACAACAGCGTCAGCAAGGACTTCCCTCTTGACGTGAAGGATTTCGACACGGAGCTGATGGAAGAGCAAAAGCCTCGTCAAGAAAACGGCAGCACGTTTTTCGTACTTCCTCCCTTTTCCTACGCGCTTGGCGTTAGCCTTGAACGCATCTCGATGCCTAACAATGTGATGGGCATCACAGACGGGAAGTCAACGTATGCACGTCAAGGAACCATCATTAACGTTACGCCAATTGAGCCTGGCTGGTCTGGCTATCTCACTATTTGTATTGTTAATCCCCTGGCTTTTCCAAGCCGCATCTATGCCAATGAAGGGATAGTACAAATTATGTTTATGAAGCTCGATGATGATGTTGCTAGCGCCTATGGCGATGGCAAATACCAGAATCAGCAAGCTAAAGTGGCCTTTGCTGCTGTATAGCTTGTGAGCGCTCTCGAAGATCAGTTTCTTGGGCTTTGGCAAGCTCACTATCCCGACCTTTCATTGATCAGGGAATTCAGCGATGTAGAAGCTTGGGAGGCTGATTTTCAAGAGCGCTACGCCAAAAGCAAACGCTCAAAACGTTACAGGGCAGATTTTGCACATCTTCCTTCTCGCTCTCTCATTGAAATACAAGGCGGCACTTTTAATCGTGGCCGTCATGTTACTGGCTCTGGCTATGAGCGAGACGCCAGGAAATTCAACCTAGCAATGCTATGTGGTTGGAAAGTATTTTTGCTTACTTCCCAAACGGCCAAAGAAATCGCCTGGCTTGAGAAGATTGCTGCTGTTCTGCGAATGTCTTGATGGCTTCACCAGCTTCGCCAAGCAAAGCGTCTGCTGCTTCTAGGTCCATTTGCTGAATCTGCATGGCTTGACGCAGTTCAAGGTTTTCCTTGACAAGCGAAGCAGTGGCATCTTGCATGTTGCTCCAGCCCTGCATCATATTCCATGCCACCTCCTTGAGCTTATCAATGTCGTTACATTCGTCCAATGCTTTCTTATTGGCGACAAGGGCAAAGTCCCTTTCCATGCTCCGTTCAAAAGGCCCCATTTCAGCAATGTAGTCACGTCCGTTGTAGCTTAATGCTACTGGAATGGAAAACATTCTTGACATAGGGCTCCCGTCGTTTGCTTTAGCCTAGCGATGCAGCGAAATGGCAGGCAGTTTGTTTACGCAGTGGACGATGGAAGGAAAGCCGAAAAGCTTGGTACGGCTTCCTTCAGAGCCCTCCCGAAAACACCAGTGTCCCACACTTGGGAAGTTGGGCAAACCGTCGTGTACGTACAATGCACAGCCGCCGGTTGGATGCCCACGAGTCTCTTGGGCACCATTGCCGCCATCGTGAAAGACGGAAGACAAACAAAAGCTCGCATCGTTTGGCACGCTGAAACGAAGGTGGCACTTATCATTGGCTTCCAGAGGCTCCGCCCTTTCCTGCTGGTTCATGACTTCCTCTCCTCTTCAAATCATTGATCCCCTCTGTGACGGTATTAGCTTTGTCAGGCTCATTGATTGGATGGGAACTTCGCTTGACATCGTTTGTGATGCGCGGCAAAGTTTCGATCAAGCCTCTTTTCAGTGGACTGATCAAGATCAAAAGCTTCTTAACTATTTGGTGAAGCATCAGCACACAAGTCCCTTTAGGGGAGTTGTCACGAAATGGCAAGTGAAAGCTCCGCTATTTATTGCTCGTCAATGGTGGAAGCATGTTATTGGTGGCACCTATGCCAATGATCAACTTGGCTGGAACGAAAAAAGCTTCCGCTATTGCGAAGCCGACGACGACACGTATTACATGCCTCGTGAATTTAGGCAGCAAAGCACCAGCAACAAGCAAGCCTCTGCCGGCCCTCTAGAGCCCTCTATGAACCAAGTGGCGATGATCGAATATGCCAAGGCATTAGAGCAGGTTAAGCAGGCTTATAGGGCTCTTCTGACGCTAGGCGTGAGCAAGGAGCAGGCTCGTGGCATCATGCCAATGAGCACATATACGTCGTTCACTTGGACCTGCAGCTTGCAAGCTTTGCTGCATTTCCTTTCATTGCGCGACAAGCCCGACGCCCAAGGTGAAATCCAATGCTACGCTCAAGCCCTGAGCACTCTTGCTCGCCCTCTCTTTAAAGAAGCATTCCAAGCATTCGAGGAAAATGGCAATGCCTTTTGAACAAGCCCCCGAAGCTTTCCATCCAGTGGAGCGCCCCATTCATTACGCCAGCGGTGGCTTAGAAGCTATCGAGGCGATGGAAGCAAGCATGACGCCAGAAGCGTTTCGCGGCTTTCTCAAAGGCAACATTCTGAAATACGTTTGGCGCTACGAAAAGAAGAATGGTCTTGAAGATCTTGAAAAGGCAAAGTGGTATCTTGGTCAGCTCATCTTTGCCCTAGAAACTGATCAAGAAAGCGAAGCTCTCGCCGCCATTCAAAACAACATTGACAGCGGCTGTAAAGATGGCGCCTGCCCTATTCCTGGCATTCGTTTTGATCTGCCTCCAAAAGAAGGCGATCTATTCGCGCCAGTAGATAAAGCCTAAGCTGCTTGCCATTCCGCATAACAAAAGCCCCCAGAAATGGGGGCTTCTTCTTTTGACGGTGGAATGTAATAATCACGCTTCTCAGCAAAAGCTTCAATATCCTGCAATGAAGTGTGGGCGCTGACAAAGCTATTGTGATGCACCCACGCCAGTAAAAGCTGTTCTCGTTTTTCGCTCCAAAACCTTTGTGGGCGCCACCATTCAAAAATAGGCTCCGCTCCTTTTAAGAGATTACAAGACTTACAACTTGGCACTAAATTATATTTTGCAAAATGAGGCCCGCCTTTGCTTTTAGGCACGATGTGGTCAATAGTTAGCTTCTCATTCCATTGTCCACAATACGCGCAAGCACACTGTCCAAGCGGGCCTCTTAGCGGATAGTCTTCAAAAATACTCTTGCGAAATCTACGTCTTGCGTCTCCAGGGCGAAGTTCAATGAGAGAGTAAAGCAGCTCATCGGGACCATTCGCTCTTGGCATGGTGCTATTAAATTTTCCTGCAAACAATCTAACCGGCAACAAGCGAATAATGCGCCTTTGCTAATATAAAAATTGCGGCAATCTCCATGGAACCATTCAAAGAAGGCATGGCCAATTTCGTGGCCACAATCACGGCTGGCATGCTTCTTTCCACTGGAGCTATGCTTATTACTGTTGGAAATCAACAAGCAAGAGTGGCAGTACAAATTGAAAGTGTCACTGAAAAACTTAGCGCTCTAACAGACAAAATGAGCGATATTGAAACACGAGTGCGCAGCCTTGAAATTAAACGCTAGGCTTTAAGAAACTCTCTTAGAGGACTAGCCATGTCTGGTGCAGAATGGTTCGTTGTTGGTGGCATCATCATTGCTGCTGCCGACCAAATTCTTGATCGTTCACCCTGGAAAAGCAATAACGTGCTGCAACTGCTTCTCGAAGGTTTGAAAACTGTTTTTCGCGTGAAGGACTGAAGCCATGACGGCTTCCAATAGGGGATTCTGGGATACCTGCTATACCATTGCTCGTAGGCATGGTGCGCGTTTCCCAGAATTAGTGGCAGCACAATGTTGCCTAGAAAGTGGTTTTGGGAAGCACTTTTCTGGCACCTGGAATGCGCTTGGTTTAAAAGGCGATGGTACTAGGACCACCACGCAAGAGTGGTACGACGGTCAATGGGTGACAATCAAAGCAGGCTTTCTTGACTTCCCAAGTCTTTCTGCTTGCATTGAATATCTTATCACGCGATGGTATAAGGACTATCGTCAATTCAAGGGCGTTAATAATGCCCCTAATCGTTATGCAGCGGCGCGCATGCTGAAAGAGCAAAGCTATGCCACTGATCCAGAATATCCTGCAAAGCTTTCAAAGCTTATGAAGGAATATGCCCCAGAGACAACGCAATTTACCATGATTGGCCCTAAAAAACGTCCTCAAGACTTTGGCTTTAAAGCTGGCGATTCGCATTTAATTGTGAACGATGCAGTAGAAACCATGAAAGCTTTTTCCTATGAAGGAAAGCTGTTGTGGGAAATTCCTTGTCTCGCTCGTGGACAGTATAGTGATTTTGAATGGCGCATCCAAAACAGTGATTGTCCTCCTGGTTTGTATAAAGTTGGCGCTATTTATCGAGACTATGACAGAGTGGGTGACAAGCCTGCCTATGATCGCACGCTTATGGCTTATGGTTGGTACAGTTTTGACATGATTGATTTAGAGGGGCAGGAGAGAGATAATGGAAGGGCTGGTATCATGTTGCACGGCGGATCTAGTGCGCTCGGGTGGCCGGGCGCATGGGCTCCAAATCAAAAACTAATGCCAACGATGGGTTGTTGTCGTGCTCGCAATATTGATTTGCGCGACAAAATTTTACCATTAACAGAGAAGGGAGCTGTTTTTATTAGCGTTTTTCAAGAAGGTTAAATATGCTTCCAGCGTTCTCGCCTAATAATTTTCCCTATAGTCTGTTTGAAACAGCCCCACCAGCAGGTGCCAGTGAGGCTGTAAAGGCGCTAGGAGGAGAGTTGCGAATTACGTACCAGCTTCCCAGCTCAGAAGCGCCCTGAGGCGCTTCCATTTAGCAAGCTCCTTCTCGTGATAACCTTCCCACTCGCTAATAGCTTCGCTTAGCCCCTTGATGGCAACAGCCGGATCATCGTCCGTGAGCAGCTCTTGAAGAGCCTCAGAGATGTGATCCACTTGTTGCTTGTACCATTGGTCCTTAAAGGCATCCATGGAAGGAAAGACAAGAGCCCTTAGCTTAGCTGATCAAACCACTTCCACCCAGCCAATCATGCCTAAAGCTTTAGCGTTCACGTCAGTGTCCACGGTAAGAATCAACGTGTCGCTTTCGCCAGAAGCATTTTGCCCCAGTGCCAAGCGAATGGCTTCTGCCACTGCATAGTTATTAGCACTGCCCTGACTGACAAAACCAGAATCAACCACAGTGCCCCCCGTAGCAGTGCCGCTTGTCGTCACTTCTACATTGCCCCTACCATTGTTGGCAGCAGTCCACGTTACGCCAGAAAGCGTAGGGTTTAACCGTAGTCGCCACAACACTACGTCACTAGAAGCAGTGGTTGTAGAAATCCTCACGGGAAGAATGACATTACCAGTGCGACCACTGGCCATACGAATGCCAGCAGTAATGCGTTCTCCAGAAGTGTTGGGTACTGTTGAAAGACTATGCGACACTGAATAAATGGCACCATCTGGCTCGTAGCCGCCTTCGCTCAACAAGCTACAACAAACATGCTTCATTGTCGCTGAAGACGTTTGAGCACTGGCGTTATGAATGCGATAGGACAATGGCAGGATAGCTGTTGTCATATAGACGCTATCCAATGCATTGAAATGTTCAAACTCATGGCAATAAACTATTTCTCCGTCAATAACAAAGCCACACCTAACACGTCCCACTCCTAACCATTCCAAATCGGCAGTAAAGATTTGCGCCTTGGCAAAATCAAGAGAAGAAAGCGTGTCGATGTTCCAATTGCTTTGATTTACCACGTCTTCATTGATGGTGCCAGAAGCATAGCTTCTCACTACAAACTGCAAGGTAGTACCACTAGCGCGTAGCATAACACCATTTTGATCATTAAAAATCCCCACTTCTTGAATGAGACCAGATGCAAGTGGAGCGCCAACAAGGCTTTGCAAAAGCATCATGCTTTTGCCTGCTTGATACGGAAAATTTTGCTTAGTCCGACGAAGAACAGTGTCTCCCGATGCAGTGGTGGTGCTCATTGCTACGCTGCTTTGATGCGTTAAAAACGTAGAAGTGCCACTGCCAGCAATGCTGTCAAACCATTGATCAGGACGCTTGTCGTAGCGCATTGTGCTATCAAAAAGCGTATAGGGAGCACTCGTGCGCTGTCTGCCGAAGGCATCTACGCTGCCACTATCGGGGCCTTTTTGTAAAATCTTTCCTCGATAATCTGCCTCAATATGAGTTTCAAACTGTTCACCGCCTCTAATTACTTGTCCCATGAGAATAATGTCTTTCTTTTATTGTACGCGCAAAAAGAAAGGGCCTTTCGGCCCTTTGCTTATTTACCTTGCCCAATTTTTAGCTTGCGTCCGTGGCTGGCTTTGCTATTTTTGCCATTACCCTGCCTCGTGCGTTTGCTTTTGTTTGGGACAAGCTGCTTTTGTCCGCTAATGCCTACTTTGCTTCGGGCTGCCATGGAGAAAAGACGAAAACAGAAGTTTAGCCAGCCCAGGGCAGACCAGTGCCCTTAGTGGGAGCAGCTTGCTCATCAATTTGAGCTTGGAGAGCAGCTTCAATTTCAGCCACTTTCTCTTCGCCAAATTTGTCGAGCAGCCAGCCCACTACAATTTCTTCCGTGAGATCAGCAAAGGGAATGGTTTCGTCTTCTTCTGGCGCTTCGAGACCAAGAGAACCATACGCCGAGGCACGATAAGTGCCATCGAAGGCTTCAATCGTATAATGCAAAGTGTATACAATGCCGTTGGAAAGCTGGCGCTCAAGCTGAGCAATCTTCCATTCGCAAGTAGTAGCCATAATCAATCAGGATGGTCTTAGTTAGTTTAAACAATGAAAAAAGAAAAGAACGGCGAGAGCACGCTAAGCAGAGTATTGAAGGTGACTACTCGCTCAGCAGACAGACAATCTGAGCTGGCGGATTGTCATACAGCTTTTGGCAGCCTTGCCATTTTTGAGGCAGCCACCAGATACTAAAAACAGTAAAAATAATCAGTACTAATGCTATTGCTCCGAGTGTTGTGTAGTCGTCGATCGATTTCATGCTAATTAGTGGGAATGACTACTGGTCAGTGGCGAGCAAATTCGCCGTGGAGTTCTTCGCGCAGCACTCGAACAGCAGCGGCGCACTCGTCTTTGTCTTTGAAATCTCCAGCGTGATACAGCTTGCCAAGATGCCAAACCTGACCGGACCAGTGGTTTTTGGTGCTGATCCAGCTCACGCCTTTGATGCCTGAGGTGCTGTCCTTTCGCAGCTTGGTGTTGCGCTGGTTTTGCGACACAGTGATTGGACGCAAATTTTCAATGCGGTTGTTGAGCTGATCGCCATCAATGTGATCCAGCATTGGCACGGGTTCTTTGCCGTGTATGATCCAGATCAAACGATGAGCCATGCGCTGCTTGCCGTTAATAACAATCAGCACATAGCCGCGATTACCAACGCAGCCAGCCTCATCACTGGCTCGTGCTTTGCCACGATTGACTTTCCAGAACAGCTTGCCGTCCCGGTAATCAAACAGTGTGTGGAGAAACTCGCTCGTTAGTTCAGCGTCGCTAGGCACAAGCCCCCGTTCGTGTGACGGGACTAGTATAGCTCCCCAACCCGGTAAATACCGAGCCAGGGAGACTTTCGAGTAGGACTACTAGCTCAGGCGATAAGTCACAAACGTGTTGGCAGCCGTGCGTCGTGAAGCAAAGCGACCCGAGGTGCCAGTAGCAACAGATCCAGAGCCGACGATGGTGTGCGCAGTGCCAGCAAGTACACGCACCAAGCTTGGTCCTGTGTTGATCACGCTCCACTCAAAGGTGAAGTTGTCATAGGTGCCACTAAAACCAGCTTGGGTGTCGGTGCCAGTGGGCAGCGTCATGTCGGTTGCTGCTGCTGACGTGCTGGTGATAATGCCGGTTTTGAGGTTGGCAACAGTCAGCGTTGCAGTGGCATTGACGGCAGCAGGAGCTGGCTGGTCATGTGCAATTACACCGTCGTTGGTAATACGGAAACGCTCCGTCGGGCTGCTTGCTCCATCGGCGGTTGTCGATAGTACGATTCTGCCCGGCATGTCATTAGCGCCGGGGGTGCCGTCTACGGCTGCGGTGATTGATGCACCTCTAATTAAGTTTGTTCCGTCTGAACCTTCAAAAGAAATAAAACCAAGTCCATCATTAGCTTGTACAACAGTTGTACCGCCACGTGTCTTGCCAAAAGAAAGCGATGCAGTAGCATTGCCGTTTTCACGTCTTGTTAAGGAGAGGGTACTTGTATTGTTACTTGTTCCTTCTAACTGAATCTGCGGCGTGATGGTTCCTCCGAAGAAGGTGGTAGCAGCAGTAGACGTGCCAACTAACAACCTGCCGGAGCTGTCGATGCGGAGGCGTTCTTGAGCAGCGCCACCGTTAGGGTTAGTAGCAAAAGTTAAATTGTTTCCATTTTGGCCTGCGCCTGTAACAATACTACGAATATAGCTATACCGATCATCGGCATAGTCAATGCCACCATTGATAAATGTAAGCTGAACGGCTGCCGATCCACCAGTGTTTCTATTTTGAAGCACTAGCAACGATTTAGGCTCGTCCCCATCGGCGCGTGCATGGATTTTGCCTGCAGTATTTGTAGCGCTAAGGGTACCAACACCCAAGTTTCCATTGCTGTTAATGAATACTTGGCCCGTGCTATTTGTGGAAAAAGCTACTGTATTTGCTGACGGCAAATAAACACCATTTGTCGGAACAGTGCTGCTAGAAGGAATCAGCGCTGCTCCAGTGACATTACCCGTAGTAACGACATTCTGCCCGCCAAAATCAGGGCTAATCTTTGTACCAGCAATCGCGGCGCTAGCGTTTACATCCGCATTAACAATGGTGCCATCAACAATGTTGGCGCTAGCTACTGTCACGCCACTAGGTAATGCTCCAGAGCCAAGCTTGCTCGGAGCAATCGCAGCACTTGCATTGATATCCGCATCGACAATAGTATCATTAGCAATCATCGTGCTGGTAACACTGCCAGTGTCGCCAGTGGTAATTACAGTGCCAGTGACATTGGGGAACGTAATGGTACGATCAGCAGTAGGATTGGTCACTGCTATTGTTGTTTCAAAACTATCGTCTGAACTTCCCTCAAAAACAAGGCTGCCACTAGGGCTAATTAAAAGCTCTCCAGTTAAAGTGCCGCCAGACTTGGGCAGTGCAGCATTCGCAAGGTCATAAGCGCTCTTCACTGCAGTAGAAGACGCAATGGTGGTAGAGCTTGTAGTGCTAGTTGAATCGCTAAGCTTGCTCTGCAAACCAGCGGAAGTGATGGCCCTCACTGCGTCACTACCAGCTTGCGTTTCAGCATTAGTAGCAAGTTCAACTAAGCCAACAGTGCTAGTTGTACCAGAAGGCGTAAGATTGACAAAAGCGCTGCCAGTGTAATAATTAAGACCAGGCGTTGTCAGGCTATTGTCCACCCACAGTTCACCCGTTGAATTACCAGCGCTGCCAGCGGGACTTGCATTGGGAGCGCTAGTTCCCACATGGGCAGGGCCAACTTTCACCACATTTCCTGCGCTGTCCTTAAAGAACATTGCAGGAGTGCCAGATGCAGTGTTGATGGCGATTTGTCCATCTGCAAGCCCCGAAGCCGTGGGGCGCTTGTTAGCAGTGGACGAACGAAGATGCTTAAGAATGGAAGCCATAGCAATGGAAGCCGAGCCAAAATGGCGGCATTAACATTGCCTCATTCTAAAGCTAAGTATATTCGCCTTCGTCTATTTCAGCATTTGTGTCGTTGATAATATGATCTATGTCGGACCATGCAGTGTAATAAAAAGCTTTGCTTGTTTTTACCAACACTTGACCGTAGTCACCATAAGGAGGAATTTCTTTTCCTGCATAGACAAATTTGTCGTGCATTTACTTTCTCCTTGCATGATGATCAGTACGAACCATCATCAACAGTGCCAATGCTCATGATGCCAGTGCCAGATGCAACAACAACTTCCGAAGACCCCCTCACAATGCCAGTGGTGCTAGCCGTGGCAAGCTGCACTCTTGCCCATACAAGTTCATTAAGATCTTCCTGACTGGCCACGCCAGATGCCACTGGCGATAATGCGTTGCCATCAACTAGTACGTCTTGGTCACCAACACCAGCCACTGCGCTGCTCAAATTGACCTTAGTCCAAGATGCACCCACGCCCTGCGATAACACCCAGTTGCCAATGGAAAGGCTTTCAGTTGGCGCAGGAGCAGTACCAACGCCTGATGCAGTGACAATTAAATAGACGCCATTGTTGCTAGTGTTCGGAGCGGAAAGCGCTTGCCCAACAGTAAGCCCAGCTTCAATGCCGTAGCTATTAATGCTTTCAACTGTATTACCAGAAGCGTTATAAGTGCCACCAAAACGAAGGTTAATTTGAGTGGGGCTACCATAACCAAGGTTCAGCCAATAACCATTGGGAACAGGCGCCACTTCGCCCACCCAGATATAAGCAGAGCGGTCATTAGGATTGATCCACCATTGACCAGCAAATTCAGGAGTGGGAGCACTTTCACTGACTTGCGCAATGCCGTAATCAGCAAGTTGAGAAGCCGTGACGCTATTGTCAGCTAAAAATGCACTTCCAAATGTGCCAGTGGTAATTTTACTTGCATCAAGATTTGGAATGTCTGAAGCCGCTAATGCGGCATTAGCAGAAACAATGTGCCCTTGAGCATCAATAGTAATTGAGCCTGTATACGTTCCTGTAACGGCTGCATTGGTATGGCTAATTTCGCCAGTGCCATCCACTGATAAACCAGCGCCTGGATAAACAGCGCCTTTGTCTACGCTGGTAGCAACAGGCAGGTCTGAAGAGACAAGCGCTCTAAATGATGGGGTGCCAGTGGCCCCACTGGAAGGACCAGCAAAAACACTATTAACAGCTTGGTCATCAAGAGAACTGGTAATTGTGGCGGAGAAATTATCTGGATAGCTAACAGTGAAGGCAATGGGAGAAGAATCAACAAAGCTAATTTCACTAATTGCAGCTTGCCGCTCCCAAGAATCGCCGTCCCACGTATATTCAAAATACGTGGCAGTATCAATGTATTGCTGGCCAATGAAATCACCAGAAGCAGTTGGAGAGCCGTTTGCAACAATGGTGGATGAATTATCTCCTATTTTTGCTGCGGTGATGGCATTATCGGCTATCTTTGCCGTAGTAACAGCGCTTCCAGAAATAGCTGCCGTAACAACACTTTCGCTTCCATAGCTATCAAA